AATGAGTATTAAACACGAAGCAACACATTGGCACAAAAAGAAGTTAGGTACTTGGCCTGACATAGATAATCCAAAAACATTCAATGAAAAAATTGCTTGGTTGAAAATCTACGATCAAGACAAAGATCAAATTACTTGTTGTGATAAATTAGCAGTCAAAGATTTTATTTCTAAAGACTTTGGTAATGATTTAATTATACCTAACACGACAACATATCCTATGGTTATTAAAGCAAACAACGGTTCAGGTGGTGTGCGTTTTGCTAATAATAAACAAGAGGAATTACAAGCAGAAGAATTTTGTAAAGCAAAAGCATCAAAGCCTTACGGAAAAGGTAAAGGTGAATGGGCATACAGACTTATTACACCTGGGGTAGTCAAAGAAGTTAAATTAGAAGGCACAGGTGTTGACTATAAATTTAATTGTGTGCATGGCGAAGTAAAATGGGTAACTATGACTTGGGATAGGCATGGTGGTAAAAAGAAAGAATCTATATTAGATCCTAATGGAAAAACTACACCATTGCATTTAGTACACACAATGAAACACGTAGAACAAGAACCATTTGATGGCTTAGAAAACTTTTTTGAAATGAAAAAGATAGCAGAAAAGATATCTGCAAGATGGAAATATATTAGAGTTGATTTATATTGGGAAGGACAACCTAAATTAGGTGAACTTACTTTTTGGCCAGGAGGCGGTTGTTACAAAACTCCTGATAATTTAAAGTTTGGAGAAATGTTAGATATTAATTTAACAACTACCAAGGAACCAGTTTTAGCATGACCAGATACTTTGATGAGGAATGGCCAAAGGAAGAAGAAATATTGAAAATAGGTTTAGCACAATCTAAACGACACAAAAGGGAACGTATGATTAAAGTAGGATCAGTACAATGGTTGCAACAGATGGAAGAAAGCTTTGGTGGCTATCATAACACTGTGCCACGTAACAAAGTAAGTCCACTTGCACCTAAAACAAAATTAAATCCTGCAGGTATGTCTGGAGGAGATCGTATGACCCGTCATGGATATGCAACTTATTATAGTAAACATTTGATAGACCGTGACAACATTAATACTATTGTAGAATGTGGTATATTGAAAGGAACCGGATTGGCAATTTGGAGTCAATTGTTTCCTAATGCTGATATTATTGGATTAGATATTGACATTAGTCATGCACAAAATAACTTACAGTTTCTAAAAGACAAAGGAGCATTTCAACATAAAGAACCTGAACTTTATGAATATGATCAATTTGCAGATAATAAAAATAACATAAACCAAATATTAAAAGGGAGAAAAATTGACCTTGCTATTGACGATGGACATCATAGTGATATTAGTATTATTAATACTTTAGATACACTTATGCCACACTTAAACAGTAACTATGTGTACTTTATTGAAGACAATAGAACTGTGCAATCTAAACTACAAAATAAAAAATGTAGCATTTATAATTACAAAAAACTAACAGTATTAGAAAATGATTGAAGAAAGAATAAAGAAACAAGCAGAACTAATGGAGCCTTTAGAAGGACATGATAGGTTACATTATCTTATAGATATTGCCAGAGAAGTAGAACCATTAACTGACAAAGAAAAGGTAGACGATAATAAAATTAGGGGTTGTGCAAGTAATTTATGGTTAGTTGGAGAATGCATAGACGGTTGTATGTATTACAAACATGATGCTGATGCTTTTATTACTAAAGGCACTGCAAAACTTTTAGTCGATTTAGTCAACGGCGCAAAACAAAATGATGTTGCAAAACTAACGTTAGAAAGTTTTAATGGATTAGGTATAAGAGAATTACTTACAATGCAAAGACAAATAGGCTTTGGAAGTTTAATAGAAAAAATTATAGCAATAGCAAAAAACAATGAATGATATTTTAGTCATAACTGCCGCAAATAAAAAATTTAAACATATGTGTGATGTGTTAGTGCGTTCACTTGTTGAATTAAGACATAAACATCATATATTTGACTTAGGAGAATTAGGATACGGCGAACCTTTCGACGGCAAAGTATGTGAAGAAGAAGGTAGAAAAATACCAAGCAAACCATTAATGATCAAGAAAGCACTCGGTATGATTAAACCTGGAGAGTATGTTGTATGGATGGACGCTGATACAATTTTGTGGGCAACACTTCACGGTATTCAAGATAATTATGACATAGGTGTTACAGTAAGGGGTACAAAGTTCTTTGGAGATCAACCTATCAATGCAGGTGTAATGTTTTTTAGAAAAACAGAAGCAACAATGAAATTTGTAGACAAATGGATACAACACATGGAACCATTACCAGATAGTAAACAAGGTAAAAGTGATCAAAGAGAAATGAATAATTTTCTAAGAGGAAACTTACCATGGGATTGGAATCTAAAAATTATTAATGTAGAAGACACACGTTTTAAATTATTTCCTTGCACAATCTATAATAATTGGAGATTTAAAAAGCCACAACTACACGCCAAAATAACACATTATAAATCTTCTCGTAGAAGTCATTGGCCAAATAGAACTATTGCACGTGGACCAAAACAGGCACCTCGTTTTACCGACCTCACTTAAATATTTGCATGAAACAGCAACTGGTTAATCACATACTGGATACCTTTCCAGACACATACGCACTGCAAAAAGCATACAGAAGTCACCCAGACTACAGTTTGTTGACTATTGATAATTTTATTCCAAAAGATTTAGTTACAGCAATGGCAAAAGAACTTGACGATATTCCACTTGAAGATTGTAAGCATTTTACAAGAGCAGGTAGTTGTATGTATGAGTATAACAAAGTTGACCACACACCAGTACAAGACGCTGTTATTCATGCAATGCACAGTTCAACTTTTATCAAATGGTTACAAGAAGTAACAGACACTGTAGACTTGATACCTGATCCACACTTAATAGGTGCAGGCTATATGAAATCATTTGCTGGCGATAGTTTAAAGGTACACTCTGATTTTAATTGGAATGAAGAATTAAGATTACATCGTATGTTAAGTGTAGTAATTTATTTGAATGATGATTGGAAAGAAGAATGGGGAGGACAGTTACAGTTTTATGATACAAAAAGAAAAACTGTTCACACAAAAGTTCCTGTAGGTGCAGGAAATTGTGTCATTTGGAATTACAATAATTTTGCATTTCATGGATATCCAGACCCTATGTCTTGTCCAGAAGGCGTAAGCAGAAAGGGTATAAGGTTGTTCTATTATGTTAGCAATGCTAAACACGATGATAAACATCCACCACATAGAAGTTTATATTGGTATGATGAAAAAACAGGAACACCATACGATCAGCCATGGAACAAATAAAATTAAAATTACCTAAGTTAGAATATAAGAAACTACACTGGGACGAAAAAGATAATGTAAGTGACGAAGGTAGAGCAACTGCATTTGAATCACAAAATAAAAAATATCATTTAGCAGGTTATACAACACATAATACAAAATACAAACAAGCATTTCCTTCCACAAATCAATTTACTGATTATAGTGCAACACTTTTTGATAGATGCACTATTGCAATTATGTGGCAAATGCCTGGACAAACTTTACCATCACACGTTGATACATTTTACATGGTATCTAAAAAATTTGGTGTAGATGCAAATGACTGTATAAGGGTTAATATTTTTTTAGAAGATTGGCAATCGGGTCATTACTTTGAAATAAATGAACAACCTATCTTGCATTGGAAACGTGGTGATGCTATAATAATAGAAAAAGATGAACCGCATCTGAGTGCAAATAATGGTATGGTGCCTAAGTACACTATGCAAATAACTGGAGTAAAGAATGAATTTAAGGGGTGCTAAACCTGTTAATGATAATAGAGTCAAAGACTTTATTACTAAAATAAATCCTACAAAAGATTTATATAATGAAACTTTAGCAGAAGAATTTAAAACTAATTTTTTAAATTGGATTCTTGCAAGTGGCAACAATAATCTTAAAGGTGTAGATGATTTCAGTAATGTAAAATTATGTGCAGGTACAATACAAGCATTTGATCATTTTTACTTTCGACATAAAAACAAACGTTTTAGATTTTACAAAGGCGAATTTATGTATCATCAGGCTTGTCTGAAACACGGTTGTGATTGGGCGTATATTGAAGACGACATACTTGAACAAGGTGATGCATTTATTACAAGTGTGCCTTTTAGTGATATTGGTAGACAGCATCATGATCTCGAATCTATTTTACATATTTGTAATAGTTTAGATATTCCTGTGTTACTTGACTTTGCATATTACCCTTGTACAAAAAATATTAATGTAGATTTAACAAAATGGAAATGTGTAGAAACAATTACATTTAGTATTAGCAAAGCATTTTATGGGGCAGAATTTTTACGTGTAGGTATGCGTTGTGAACGTTTGGACACAGATGACGGTATAGATGTTTTCAATTCCGTTGATATGCATAACCGTATGTCGTTAAGTATAGCAAATGAATTAATTAAAACATTTGATGTTGATTGGAATTGGTTACAGTATAATAACATTTACAATCAAGTTATAACCGAAAAAAAACTAACACCAACTGACTGTATTATGTTTGGACTTGGCGGAGAAGAATATAAAGATTTCAATCGAGGCGGAAGTGTAAACAGAGTATGCATTAGCGAGTTGATAGGAGAAAAATTAAATGACAATAGTAAGTAGTCACAATGACTGGGATCCATTAGAAGAAGTATTTGTTGGTATTGCAGATCATGCACGTATTCCAACAGTAGATAAATCAACACACTCGTTTGGCTTTGCTGATTGCAGTTATGAACACATCAAAGACTTAGAAGGGCCAAGTCCACAATGGGTAATTGATGAAGCAAACGAAGACCTTGATGGCTTTGCAAAAGTATTAACTAACTTAGGTGTTAAAGTAAGACGTCCTGCATCAATTGATCATAGTGTTGAATTTGGATCACCAGATTGGAAAACTACTGGTTGGTATACATATTGTCCAAGAGATTTATTACTACCATTGAATAACCTAATTATTGATTGTCCAGGAGCAATGAGAGCAAGACAATATGAAACTACTGCATACAGAGATTTTTTATATGAAGCAATGGAAGGTGGAACACAATGGATAAGTGCACCTCGCCCAAGACTACTTGACGAAAGTTATCAACTTGAGGACCTTAGTATTCCTACACTTGTAAACAAAGAAATTGTATTTGATGCGCCTAATGTAGTAAGACTTGGTAAAGATCTAATTTATCAAGTAAGCAACAGTGGCACACTATTAGGAGGACAGTGGTTAAAAACTATCCTTGAACCATTAGGATATAAAATTCATCTTGCTGAAAAGTTTTATAGTTATTCACACTTTGACAGTACAGTAATTCCTTTACGTCCTGGTTTAGTTTTATTTAACGGCGATAGAATTAATCCAGACTGGTATCCACCTATATTTAAATCATGGGATAAAATATTCTTCCCAGGTGATCAGGTGCATGACATTGGAACAAACTTGCCTAACAACGTTTCACCATGTAGTAAGTACATCGGTCTAAACTTTATGAGTGTAAATGAGAAACTTGTCATTTGCGATGAAAATCAACATGAACTGCGTAAGGTATTAGACAAGTACGGCATTGAGTCTATTGGTTTACCTATGCGTCAAGCACGTACATTAAGCGGTGGCTTCCATTGTGTTACGTTAGATACTAAACGTAAAGGCACTTTGGAAAGTTACTTTGACTAACCGCGGACATCATATACCCAATCTTGAATATATGATCACAACGAGTTGTGACTTGGCTTGTCCAGGGTGTGATCGATTTATTGACTATGGTCATGCTTATGTAGATAAGTTTGATGACATAGTTGAGAATATGGAAAAATGGTTTCGTAGACTTGATCCAGATCACTTTACTATTATAGGAGGAGAACCTTTACTACACCCTCGCATTTATGATATACTAAAAGAAGCAAGACGTGTATTTGATCATGCAACCATCGAAGTTTACACAAATGGTTTTTTATTGCCTAAACGTCCAGAACTATTATCTGTATTGCGTAAAATAGGAAATGCAAAAGTAAGTTGCAGTTTGCATAATAAAGATCCTAAAGTAAGATCGTTAATTGAAAATAATTTATGGAATGCATTTTACGGACAAGGTGATTGGCGTATAGTAAATGATATTGCACATGAACAAGACGGAGTAACTATTGAAGTAACAGATCCTACGCAAGGGGGTTGGTATGATTATAGACGTATAGTAGACGGACAAATGAAGCCATGGGATGATCGCAATCCTACACAAAGTTATAAAAAGTGTGGAGTAAACATTTATCCTATTATATACAAAGGAAAGTTATATAAATGTCCACCTATTAGTATGTTGCGAACTCATGCAACAAAATTTAATATGCTTGATGATGCCGACTGGTCGCCATACTTAGAATATGAAGGATTAGAAGCAAACTGTAGTGCAGACGAAATGGAAAAGTTTGTAAAAAATATATTTGAGCCACATACCATTTGTGCTATGTGTCCTGCTAATCCAGAACTTAAACCACAAGAAGAAGCAGTGGTTAAAAATGTGAAACACTTATTATGAAAAAAGTACCTTTGATAACTATGGATAACAACTCAAGAAGTCTTGGTACTTTTATTGAGAACTTCAAAGACATTATTGAATTTGAAGGACATAACGACAAGATACTCGATAACAGTGAGAAACTTGTTGTATTTTTTGAATATGTAGGAGACAATGATTTTACTTTCGAAACGTTTACTAACTTTTTTAAAACTTATAAAGTTCCGACCTATCTTGTTATCGATGACTCATACGAGGGGCTTACAGACGATGCATTTCTTACGTTGGTAGAGCAAACTGTATTAGACAATCCTTACATTGTAGATTGGGTAATATTAACAAACAACAAATTATTAAACACACCTAACAAGATATACTTTAATGTACAATTACATCTTGATAGATATGATGGTATAGATGTACGTAATCATTTAATAAATGATTGGAATGGCAATAGTAATTTACGTGCAAAAAAGTTTTTGTGTTTAAACAGGCAAGAACGTTTGCATAGACTTTTAGTAACGAACTATTTGCTACAACACGATATTGCAAAACATACATTTTTAAGTTGCCCACTTGGTAAGTACAAGTATGTTCTTGAAGGCAACTTAGAACAACAAGAGCATAGAAAATATCTTGATGTTAGTTTACATAATGTAAAATTACAAGACACAGTTGTTGAAAGACTCAAACAAAATTTACCTATTGAATTAGATTTAAATGAAAACACTTACACTTCTATGGCGAGAAACTTACCTACTGGCGAGTATTTTTATTCTGAAAGTTACTTTAGTATTATTACAGAAGGCGACTTTTATGATCAAGATAGGCAAGCGTTTACAGAAAAAGTTTTAAAATGTTTCTTGTATAAACATCCGTTTGTAATTGTAGGATTACAAAATACACTTAAACTTTTACGTGAGTTAGGCTTCATAACATTTAATGATATTATAGACGAACGTTATGATACTATCAAAGATGCAAGTTTAAGATTAGATAGTGCAATGGAACAAGTCAAAATATTAAATGAAAAAAACATACATGAATTACGTGATATGTATAACAGTATTCAACCTATATTAGAATATAATCGGAAACATTACTTGCAACTATTTGAACACAAGCAACCTGTAGAATTACTACACAAGATTAAACAGTTTGTAAATGATTTATAATAAAGTCTTTGTTGGGTAAGTTATATTCTTTTGCATCATTTATTATTTTATGTTGTGCTTGTTTATCAAGCAACCTAATATCTAAATCAAAAGGATAAGTTAAAACATTAATATACCAACGTGCAGGAAATCGTCTACAAAAATCATTTAGTTCTTTTAAGCCAGTGTAATTGTTTTTATGTAACACACTGTTAAATTCTAAATTAAAATTATTATCGTATACCCAATCAATAAACTTAACAACATTTGACCATTTTGTACCGCCACGTACCTTCTCTCCAAGAGCACCTATACCATCTATGCTTAATATAAATGTAACGTGCTTGTAGTGTTTAAGTTCTTCTACAACTTGTGCTGTAGGAATAAATGTGCCGTTTGTATTGTATATGACTTCTACCTTTTGTTTGTGAGAGACTTGATGCAGTAACTTCAGATGACGTTCGGTAATTAAAGGCTCACCTCCTAAAAATAAAATTTTCTCGATTGTATCTGGTACATTAGTTACTGCATCAATCTCCATTAACTTATGTTTTGGTGCACCGTAAATTTCTTTCTCTTTTACGATCCAACTTGTACTGAACTCTGAGTTACACCCATCACACGTAAGATTACATAAGTTATCGAATCCAATTTCAAGAAACTTTAATTCTACTTTATCCATAGAATATTTCTCATTAAACTCTTGTCTTAAACTTTTGTGTCCAATTTTTTCTTCATACAAACACTTTTCACAACCTTTTATAAATTTGTTTTGTGATGCTTGTTCTCTTAATTTTTTATATGCATCACTGTGTAATACATTACCAACATCGCCATCAAATTCTGCTACAGAATATTTGAATCTACAACAAGGATACACTCTGTTGCCACTGCGTATATTAGTATGATTCCAAAATGCACTACACTTCATGATAAGGTATCCAATGGTTATCTAAGTCTGCTTTTAAACATTTGGTTGCTAAATTAAGAAATGGTTTGTAATCAATTTTGGTTTTGTCTTCATTTCTATAAGGATCAAAAACAAAAATATTTTCTTTGTTAGTAATTTTTAAATTATCAGTATGTATGTTTACAAACACCGGTTTAGTGGTGTCTAAAACGCATTTTAAAGCACCTACACTGCACAAGACATAGTCTGCACTGTCAAACATATACATTAGTTCTTCATCGCTGTTAAAAGACGTTTTAACCAGGTTTACACGTTCCTTTAACCAATTTGTTAGATGTGCTTCAAGCACATTATCTCCTAAAGGTAACATAAGAACGTAACTAAATTTATTTTGGTTACTGTCCGCAAACAGTTTATCTATGTGTTTCACTTTTTAATTATCTCAATATCAAATGTAATTATATCTAACACTGATTCGCTTAAATTTGGTGTTGTACTAATATCAAAGTACCCAGGAACAAAGTATAGTTCGCCTTCAGGCATAGGCAGATATGTTTGCCAACTATTAAATGGATTTTTGTTCTCTACAGGGATATTATCAAAATAATATTGAGATACGGGATTGTCTACTACAAGTCCTCCGCTTTTTGGATCACTTGTAACAAAATACATACCAGTATAAAAACTACCAGTGTTCTTTGATTTAGTTAAGCAACCTCCTGGGTGTATACATTGTATTTTTGCTCTTGTAATTGCAAGGTGTTGTCCTTGTTTAATGTCTAACTTTTCATTAATTTCTTTACAAAAATTCTTAACATCTTCGCTTTCACTAATATGCTTAAATGCATTATTAGTTTGAAAATTGTCTTTGCTTTGCCAAGTATTAATGTGCTGTATGTTTGTGTTGTTGGACTGCTTTTTGTAATCTTCAACTACTCTACCAAACAGTTTTTTCATTTCATCATGCTTGGAAAACTTGACACGAGTAATGGTTTGAACAAATAAATTTAATGTATCCATAGTAATATTACTTATTTTGAAGCCAAGAATAATGCTGTGTATTTGGCTGTAAATTAAATATACACATGAGGTACGTGTTGGTTACAGGAGGCTTCGATCCTCTACACTCAGGTCATTTAGCATACTTTAAAGCGGCTAAAAAACTTGGAGACAAATTGGTAGTAGGGATTAATTCAGACGAATGGTTGACACGTAAAAAAGGTGCTCCGTTTATGCCATGGGAAGAACGTGTGCAAATTATAGAGAGCCTTGAAGTAGTTGATAGAGTCATTGAAGTAATGAATGACGATAAGTTTGACGATGCCGGCGGTGCTATATTCAAACTCCTTTCAACTACAGGAATGAACGACAGGATCATTGTTGCTAATGGTGGTGATAGAGTAGACGGTAATGTTCCTGAAATGGATGTCTACGACAACACAGAAAGAGTTTCATTTGTGTTTGGTGTAGGCGGCACTGATAAAAAGAATTCTTCAAGTTGGATACTTGAAAATTACAAACACCCAAAGACGCAACGTAATTGGGGTTGGTACAGAGTGCTTGATGACAAAGAAGGTTACAAAGTAAAAGAACTTGTTATAAATCCTAATAGTAGTTTGTCAATGCAAAGGCACAAGCATAGAGCAGAAAACTGGTACGTACTTAAAGGTCAATGTAAAATTGAAACAGAGTACGAAGGACGAAGCGATGTGCAAGTGTTGAATACAAATAGGTCATACGATATAGGCAGAACAGTATGGCACAAAGGAGTAAACGAATCAACAGAACCTTGTCATATACTCGAGGTACAGTATGGCGACAAATGTGTTGAGGAAGATATAGAGAGAAGATGACACAAAAAATTTACGTAGGATACGACACAAGAGAAGATATTGCTTGGCAAGTTTGTAAGCATAGCATAGAAGTTAATTCGCCAACAGCAGAAGTACACCCATTAAAATTATCAGAACTAAAAGAACAAGGTTGGTATTGGAGGGGTGAAGATAAATTAGGTTCAACAGAATTTACATTTAGTAGATTCCTTGTACCAGAACTGACTAACTTCCAAGGTTGGGCATTGTTTTGTGATAGCGATATTGTGTTTCTTGAAAATGTTAAAAACCTTTTTGATCAAGCAGATGACAAGTATGCTGTTATGTGTGTGCATCATGATTATACACCTAAGCCTGGTATGAAGATGGACGGACAAGTACAAACATTATATCCAAGAAAGAACTGGTCAAGTGTAATCTTATACAACTGTGGCCATCCAAGTAACAAAGCATTAACAACAGAACTTGTTAACAACAAAGACACAACAGGAAAATATTTGCATAGATTTAGTTGGTTGAAAGATGAAGAAATAGGTCAATTAAGTCATGAATGGAACTGGCTTGTAGGTTGGTATCAAGAACCTGAAGACGGAACCCCAAGAGCCTTACACTACACAGAAGGCGGTCCTTGGTTTGAAAATTACAGACACTGCGCCTATGGTGATGTTTGGAAAAAATATCTAACAGACATGATGTATACTAATGACGATACAGGAAAAAGTTAAAGACTGGGCATTCGGTCAACTATCAAGAGTAAGTGAACAGTTTAACAATCTATCGCCATGCCCTTATGCTAAAGCAACATTTGTTAATGACAAGGTTTCTTTTGTTGAAGCAGACTATAGAGAATTTTTAGATGTTGTCAATACAGAAATAGAAAAGTTTGATGGCGAAAAAGATGTTGTGATTGTATATTCAATACATAATCCTTTTGGCTTAGATTATCTTGAAGGCGCTGTTGAAGGTTTGAATCATAGTTTAAATAAACGTGGTAAAGACATTTGGCTATTAGGATTTCACAATGAATGGACAATGATCTTTATACAAAAAATTACAAAACTTGATGATGCCAGTCTTGAGTTAGAAAAGAAGGGTTACTATAATAACTATAATAAAGATCAATTCGACCACTACGTAAGCAAAAGAAGGAAGTTAAGAAACAGACTATGATAAAGAAAAGGCCTGAATGTTTTGTAGCAGATAGCAGTGATGCTATTAGTAAACTTTTAACAAACTGTTTTGAAAAAGTTATCCCAACAAGTTTAAAAGAATTACAATTAGACGAATGGCATACTAATACTCCTATTGTTGTAAGAGGACTTACTGAACGTAAAATCATGCGTTTCTGTCTTAAGACAGGCAGAACATTTTACTATATTGATACAGGGTATATGGGTAATTTGCAAAAACGTAAAGACTGGCACAGAGTTGTAAAAAATGATGTACAACATTTTACGCCAAGATATGATTTGCCAGAAGATAGATTTATGCGATTGCCAGGAGCAAATGAAAAACTAAGATTTAGAGGTTGGAAAAATCATGACGGTCCTATTCTTGTTGTAACACCTTCAGAAAAACCTTGTATGTATTATGGCATCACCAGAGACCAATGGTTGTTTGATACTATGCAAGAATTAAAAAAACATACCGACAGAAAAATAATTGTACGTGATAAAGTAGGCAGAGTAATGCGTGTAGGAGACAATAGTGTACCTGCACAAATTGATAGAGATCAAATTTACGCACTTGTAACTTACAATAGTATTGCGGCAACAGAAGCAATTAGTTCAGGAATCCCAGCCATAGCAACTGCACCAGGTGCCGCTGATGCATTGTGTACAAAGAATATAGCAGACATTGAAAATCCATATAGGGCCGATCATGACAAAGTTGTTGCATGGCAAAACTGGTTAGCATACTGTAACTTCAGTACAGCAGAATTAGAAAACGGCACAGCACTATCAATTATAGAGGAGTTAAACTTGTGTTAACAGTAGCATCATACATGAGAGTTATCCCGCCTGGTAATTCAAATCCAGAGAAGCCTGCACTACTTAAAAATTATATTGAAGGCGTTAACAGAATGGGCGACAAAGGTATGATAGTTAACACACTACACCCTTTAGACACAGACGTTGCTGTTATACAAGGCTTTGTTCATGCTAACAGTAAAAATACACCACACTTAAAATTACGTAGACTTGTTTACGAAAATCAAATGCGTAGAGGTAAACGTTGTTGTATTGTTGATAGTAATTTATTTCTTGCATATGATAAAGGTAACAGCAAAACATATTTGCGTTATAGTTTTGATGGCATATTTGCTAACACAGGAGAATATTGTAATTCACAAGTTAATCCTGCAAGATGGCAAAAACTTAAAAAGGATTTAGGAATTGAAGTCAAACCTTGGAAACAAAAAGACGAAGGCCAATATATTCTAATTACTTGTCAACGTGACGGTGGTTGGAGTATGCAAGGACAAAATGTATTACAATGGCTAACACAAACTGTTGCAAGAATAAAAGCAGTTTGCCATGATCCAATACTTGTTAGATTTCATCCAGGTGACAAACAACGTGATGAATATCCAGCACGTATAAAAGAATTAGGAATTGATGTAAACGTAAGTAGATCACCAAGTTTATTTGATGACTTACGTCATGCTAAAGCCTGTGTTGGACATAACAGCAGTCCAACAATTATTGCCGCTATTGAAGGCGTTCCTATCTTTTTATCAGACGCAGGAAGAAGTCAAGCAAAAGATGTTGCACATACAAACTTTATAGACTTGAATAATCCAAAGCAGTTTGATAGAGGCGCATGGCTTGAAAAACTTGCAATGTGTCATTGGAGGTTAGATGAATTACGCACAGGCGAATGTTGGGAACATATGAAGAGGTTTGTATAATGGAAGTACTTGTAGTAACTACTTTTCATCAAGCAGGTATGGAACAGTATGGACAACGTTTTATAGATACGTTTAGCAAAAACGTTGATAAAAAAATAAGTTTACGTGTATATGCTGAAGACTGTAATCCTACTGTGCCGACAGGAGATGATAGAATTGGTATATGGAGTGCTGAAACAAATCTTGAAAAATTACAAAAATTTAAAACTAAATGGAAAGATATACCAAAAGCAAACGGTAAGTGTCCTCCAGAAATAAAAGCAAAACGTCCAAGAGACTGGCATAAAGAATTCAAGTGGGACGCTATAAGGTTTGCCAATAAAGTTTATGCAGTGTTTGATGCTTGCCAAGACGAGCAATATGATTTAGTTGTTTGGATGGATGCAGATACAGTGTGCCATAGTCCAATTACATATGAAAAATTTATTAGTTTCTTTCCAACCAACACTTGGTTAAGTTACTTAGGTAGAGGACACAAGTGGCCTGAGTGTGGCTTTTATGGTTTGCATATAAAAACAGAATCTGCAAAATTATTTTTAGCAGAGTTTGAACGAGTATATGAACAAGCAGAACAAGGTATCTTCACTATGGAAGAATGGCACGATAGTTATGTATTTGACGAAGTGCTTAAGAAGATTAGAACTGCACACAATAACATACACGATCTAAGCGGACATCTTGTCAAAGGGGAAGGACATCCTTTAATTAATACAGAACTTGGAGCATACTTTGATCATTTAAAAGGTGCTCGTAAAAAAGAAGGATCAAGTCGCAAAAGAGATTTATTCAGAGTAAGAGAAGAAGACTACTGGAAAAACATTTCATGAAGTTAGGTATAGGAGCATTAATAACTGCCATAATGGCATTGGTTGCCTGGATTATTAGAAAGTTAAAGAAATGAAGTTTAGTTTGTTTACAAATAACGGAGCATTAAACTCTGCACCTGTGTTTGAAGCATTTGCACAAGGTTGTGGACAACTTGGACATGAAGTTGTTTACAATGACAACAACGCAGATGTTGCAGTCATATGGAGTGTGCTATGGCACGGAAGAATGACAGCAAACAAAAATGTTTGGGAACTGTTTCGCAAACAAAACAAACCAGTAATAGTTTTAGAAGTAGGTGCATTGAAAAGAGGGATCATGTGGAAGGTTGGTGTCAATGGCATTAACAGAGAGGCCAACTTTGGTCCTGTTGGTAACAACAGTGAACGTGCAGACAGTCTTGGACTTAAATTAAAACCTATGCGTGAAAGCAAAGAAGGACATATTCTAATTTGCACACAACATGATAAAAGTCATCAATGGCGATCAATGCCTCCTATATCTAATTGGGTAATAGAAACAATTAGTACATTACGTCAACACACAGATAGAGAAATAATTATTCGTCCACACCCACGTTGCAAACTTGATGGCATACAACACGAATTTGATAATGTAAAATTACAACGTCCTGAACACATACAAGGAACGTATGATGATTTTGATTTGGACTTGACAAACACATACGCAGTTGTAAATTGGTCAAGCAATCCGGCCACACTTGCAACCATTGAAGGTATCCACGCTTTTGTTGGTCCAGAAAGCCTTGCATGGGACGTAGCAAACCCTGTATTGGTAAACATAGAAAATCCAATTGTCTATGATAGACAACAATGGTTAAACAATTTGGCATATTCAGAATGGAGTGTGCCTGAAATATCTCAAGGAATCCCACTAAAACGCTTGACTTCTTGTCTATAGTATAGTATAATACTTAAGAATAAGGAATTAATCATGCAATCATATCATGACTACACAATTGAAGACTGTCTCGAGTTCTTGATAGGACTAACTAATCTGCCCGGTAAAACTTGGCGTGATAATGTTTTTAAATTGTATCCTGAAAATGAAAAGGTTCTATCAAGTATTGGTAGACAAGTATTCAAAGGTAAAGCACTTACTGAGAAGCAACACGAACTTGTTAAAAAATTAATGTTGGATTGGTATCAAGAACAATTTAGTGAAGTTGGTATACAAATTGAAAACATTGTTGACAAGATACGTGAGCCACACAGAGAAGTTGATAAAAGTCATTGGGTAAGACACGTTGCCAAAGACAAGTCAGATTACATTGCAATTAGATTCCCTTTTAGTAATCAAGTTATTGACAAGATAAATGATCTAAAACGTAATACAAAAGATGGTGGATATCATTATGATAAGCACGTTCATTATTTTACGTTCAACGAAGTAAATGTTTACAGAGTTGTAGGCGTTGCACTCAAGTTCAAAGACCAATTTGAAATTGACTCTGATATTCAAGAATACTATAACAGTCTTGTTGAATACGACATGAATAAAGAAAAATTCATACCAGGAGTATATAATTATGAACTTAAAAATGTTTCACAAGCAACTTACAACCTTATTGAAAAAGAAGTTGGTAAACCCAATGCAAACAATATTAGTGAACTATATGACAAGCGTAGACTATATGGTTTACACTATTTTGATTCTGTTCCTACTGTTGATAACATTTTAGCATCAAAAATTTATGACAGAAATAGTGCCAATGTTGTAGTACGTAGTGATGTATGGAATGTTAATCAAATATTCGAATCTTTAAGAATCCTAAATAGATTCCCTATGATCATTTTGCTAAATGAAGAAACAGCATATGATGAATTAGTTTCTATATACAATGCACTCAACGGTGTTATGGATAACAAAGACATATCCGTTATGTTTAGATTGAGCAACAAGAAGTATGGTGAATTTAACCAATTCATCCAGACCAAGAGATTAAATAATAGTATAAGCGAGAACACGAAAATTGTAATTGCTAATCGAAAGAAAATTACCAAACCTATAATCAATTCATCATGGCGTCCTGTCTGTATGTTCAACTTCGGTAATAGTCGTTTAGAAGGATGGTTGTTAAATTCATATGAAACACAATTTGATCTTAAAATACATTATGCAAAACAAGATAGTATTATTTCACAATATACTAAAAGAGGCAGTGGTCAATACAACACAGGAGTTGAAACAATATGAGTAGTTGTAGAATAGTTATTCATGATGAAGTAAACTTTAAGGTTGAAGGTCTTGAAGTTGATGTAAGACGTAAGATTGCAAATAAACTAAAATGGCAAGTGCCATATGCAAGATATCTACCACAATACAAACTTGGTAGATGGGACGGAACTGTAGGCTTCTTTGGTCTTGGTGGCAGTGGTTATATTAATCATCTTGATGTTGTACTTCAAGTGTTGCATGAACAAGGAGTTGAAGTAGCAGAGATTGAAGACAACAGAGCAAAGCATGACTTGAAGTTTGATCTTATAACAGAACGTTACTGGGCAGACCAAGGAGTGCGTTGGCCAGAAGGACATCCTGCGGCAGGTGAGGAAATTATTTTACGTGATTATCAAGTAGAAGCAATCAATAACTTTTTACAAAATCCGCAAAGTTTACAAGAAATTGCAACAGGTGCAGGTAAAACAATAACAACTGCAACGCTATCACATCTAACAGAAGACTTAGGTAGAAGCATTGTTGTTGTGCCAAACAAATCACTTGTAACACAAACAGAAGAAGATTACATAAACTGCGGATTAGATGTTGGTGTTTACTTTGGTGATAGAAAAGAATTAGGTAAGACACATACAATTTGTACTTGGCAAAGTCTAAACATACTTGACAAAAGAAATAAAAATGGTGAAGAAGTATTATCACTTGCAGAATTTCTTGATGGTGTAAAAACAATTATTGTTGACGAAGTACACCAAGCAAAAGCAGATGTACTTAAAAAACTGCTTACACAAAATTTAAAGAACGCACCTATACGTTGGGGACTTACTGGTACTATACCAAAAGAACAGTTTGAGTTCCAAAGTATACTTGCAAGTTTAGGTCCTGTAATTGGATCCATTACTGCGAAAGAATTACAAGACAAAGGTGTATTATCAGATTGTCATGTTAACATTGTACAACTTATGGACGTTGTAGAACATCGTGATTATCAATCAGAATTAAAATATCTTGTTACAGATGACAGCAGGATAGACTATATAGGCAAACTTTTATCAAAGGTATCAGACTCAGGCAACACATTAATACTTGTTGACAGAATTAGTGCAGGTGAAAAACTTATGGAGATTATTCCAGATGCAACATTTGTCAAAGGCGATGTAAAACTACAAGATAGAAAAGACACGTATGATGAAATTAAAACTGCGGATAAAAAAGTTATTATTGCAACATATGGTGTTGCGGCAGTTGGTATTAACATTCCACGTATCTTCAATTTAGTTTTAATTGAACCAGGCAAGTCATTTGTACGTGTAATTCAATCAATAGGTAGAGGCGTAAGAAAGGCAGAAGATAAAGACTTTGTACAAATATGGGATATTACGAGTACTTGCAAGTATGCAAAAAGACACTTGACTCAACGTAAAAAATTCTACAAAGAAGCACAGTATCCTTTCACTATAGAAAAGGTAGATTGGCAATGAAGAAGTTTACAGTAGAGATTAAAGTCGGTGACGAAATACAAGTAGGACGTTTTCGTAATGTAGCAACTAAAATTAAAAGTATTGAGTTAGATGAGCATGGACAACCTGTGCTTGTAACATCGAAAGGTAAAAAGAAATTGTTTACTTGTCGTGTACAAAAACTCGATCCTGATACGGGCAAACTAACGCCTAAACAAATTATGGATAAGAAAAAATAATGAATATATTAACATTAGATAACGAAGCCTTTTCCCTAAACAATCTTCCTGAGCAGATTGAAGAAGACATAAGATTCAGTGTACTTGATAATAGTACGCCTGGAGAACCTGACTTCTTTTTTATTCCGCTTATCTTTTTAGAAAGTTTTAGTTCACCGGCTATAGTATTAGAAATAGGTGGAAAGGAAATTAGTATGCCATTAGATTGGCACATTGCAGTAGGAGATAGTCAAAGCGGTAATGACTTAGAAGTATTGCCTTTAACAAGTATTAACGACAGAGGCTTTGAAGCGTTTGTGTTTAATCCGCTGAAAAGTTATAAGCCTGACTTCTTAGAACTTAAAGTTACAAACTTCTACAATGATGTTAAATGGCACGTACCTAAAACAAAGAATGGTCAACTTTTAAGTGTGCCAATAACAGAAGGAAAGAATCCATTGTGTGCATTCTTTATTAAAGATGTTAGCAGACAAATGGAAACAATAGATTATGGAGAATTATTTTAATGACAAAAACAGTTACTGACGACTACGCAAAACAGTTACAACGTTTACACGATATTAAAGAGTCGTTTGGTGACAGTGGACGTTACAAACATATAGATCAATGGTTAGAAAACAATAGGTGTCATAGTATTATTGATTACGGTTGCGGTAAAGGTCATGTGCTTGATAATATACAAAAAAGATTTCCATTAATAAGATGTACAAACTATGATCCAGGTTATGCAAAGTTTACCAAAAGACCAAGTAAGCCTGCGGAGTTAGTTATATGTGCAGATGTATTAGAACATATTGAACCAGACCTAATTGACAATGTGTTAAAGGATATTGAAAGTTTAACATTGAATGTAGCATACTTGATTATTGATACGCAACCAGCAGGTAAAAATTTACCAGATGGACGTAATGCACATTTAATTATTGAAAATCAAGAATGGTGGACAAACAAAGTACAAACAGTTACTAACTTTACAATTCTTAATAATATGTTTTGGAAGGGTAGACGAGTAAGTATGGAATGCAGAAAGAAAAGAGTTAATGAAACAGATTAATATTTCTCCACCATTAGTGCAAGTAGCAAAGTGTCCTTTGGATTTATCACCACTTGCTGAAAGAAGTGCAAAACTATTGGACAAGATAGTTGATCCAGGAGAAGTAGAAAAAGAAGGCGGCGTAACAAGCACAGGACATCTTGATGCTCCACACTTATGGCCAGAGATGTTAGTATTACGCAAATGGTTTGATACAAGAGCAGAAGAAGTTTTAAAAAGTTGGGACTTGAATTTTAACAGTTTTGGTGTATCAAAGAGTTGGGTAAACAGTCATTATGAAGGTGCATGGACTGATTCACACGATCATGGTGATGCACATTTAGTTTGTAGTGTTTATATTCAACAACCAGAAAATGGAGGAAACTTAGAATTTGAAAACAGCCAAAGAACATTGTTTTCTCATTATCCACGTTTCCCGCAAAACAAGAGTAAACTACATAATTATTACACAGAGGTTGAAGTCGAACAAGGAGATGTTGTTTTCTTTCCTGGGTGGTTAAGTCACAGAAGCCAACCAAATAAATCTTTACAACGTAGAATTGTAATGGGAATGAATTGGCATTGTGCCTTAGAACGTCCACCTCAAACTGACAATAGGCATATCGAGAAAGATGTTTAGTATTTGGAAAAAACCTACCACTGTTACATTAGATTGCTTTACTGATCAACGAGTCATTCACGACGCATATGAACCAATGTTGGCAAAAGACTGGATGCCAGACTGGTGGAAAGATATGCCAGCCACACGTAAATTTGATAGTCCAACTTATCAAGGTTTAGACAACGCAACACTAAAACGTTGTCCACACGTAAACAAATTATTAACAACAGGTGTAATTTTTCCTGCTTGGATGCAACTTAAAATAAAAACATTTGATAACTGTGAACACGCAATGATACAAACGTATCCAGAGAACAGTCCTGTTATACCGCATGATCCACAGGACTATGCACATCACAAACCAGGTTTCTTTCATGGCAAGGTAATGAGTCCTTGGCAGATAAGAGAGAAGAGCGGAATCGATTGGTTATGGACATCACCACAATGGCATATGAAAAATCCATTGCACTATTGGACAGTACCTGCCATATCTGAATTCAAATATCAACACGCAACTATTGTAAACTTAATGGTTCCTTTCAACACTGAACTAACTGTTGAGCCAGGTGATCCTTGGTTACATTTAGTACCACTGACTGACAAAAGAATTAAACTAAACTGTCATTTGGTTACAAGCCAAGAACTTGCTAAACTTAATAGTTTGATGATGGGTGTTGGAAGTTATATGAAGTTTATAAACCGAATGAAAAGGAGGGGCAAGTAATGAAATTATTAATTTTTATTTTAGTTCTATTTGCGGCTGTAGCAGTTGTAACAGACACAGGTAGAGATACAACAATACAACAACAAATCGAAGAGGTAGGAAAATGAGTAGACAGCAAGAGAACAATGACCGAATGGTTAAAACTTTAGCAGAAAACTTTAAAAACAAACCTATGCAACGTAAAGTTGACACATATGAATATGAATCACTTGCGGCTTGTATCAGAAGTGATCAAGTACCAGCAAGTCATATAGCAGATTTATTTACGGACAAAGCATTTTATAAATGGTATTCAGAAAGGTACTTCAAATGAAGGCAGGTAAGATATGGGGACAAACAGAACTTATTCATGCTAATGGAGTTCTTGAATTTCATAGAATACAATTTAAAAAAGGCTATAAGTGTTCTGAACATGAACACAAATTTAAATGGAACGGATTCTTTGTCGAGTCGGGCAAAATGCTCGTACGTGTATGGCAAGAAGACCAAGGACTGGTTGATGAAACTATTCTTGGACCTGGTGACTTTACACAGGTTAAACCTGGTAAGGTACATCAGTTTGAAGGTGTCGAAGACGGCGTAGCCTTTGAACTGTATTGGGCAGAATTTAATCACGACGATATAGTGAGAAGGACTGCTGGTACAAAAGTTAAGAAACAATAAGAAGGAGGACTTTTATGTTCAATAAACTTTTAGAAGGTGTAGATAAAGCATTAGTAACTAAACTTGTAATACTACACACACTTGTAATTGCAGTAAGTAATTACTTGGTTACAATCAGATTTGATTTATTCCCTGGTGCAGACTTGCCATTGTTTGGATCATTTCCGTTAGCGGCGGCGGCGTTTACATTTCCGATCGTTGTAGTAGCAACTGACCTTACGGTGCGTATGGTTGGTAAAGAAGCAGGAAGAGCCGTTGTTGCAATGGCAATTATTCCGGCTATCGTAGCATCAGTACTTGTACTGTTAGCATTAGATGATCCACACGCATACAGAGTTGGTTTTGCAAGTGGTACTGCTTATGCAATTGGTACAATGCTTGACGTGTACGTTTTCCAAGCAATTAGAGAACGTTCAGATGCTTGGTGGGCGGCACCAGCACTTTCAACTATAGCGGCGAACATCATTGACACATATTCATTCTTTTATGTGGCGTTTGCAGGTTCGTTAGATGCAGAAGGCAACCTATCATGGATTGGTGCTAACTGGCACGTAGTTGCACAAAACAATACACTTACTAAAATTGTTGTAGGACTAATTGTATTCCTACCAGCATATGGTATATTACTCAAATTCCTAAGAGGAAAATTGAAGTAACACATGACTAAGATATACGAGTCCCCAGACGGAGGTAACACAATTTATGAACGTGATACTGTCAAAGGGACTCGTATATTGATTGAAGAACCAAAGTATCCAGACTGGCATTTGACAGAATTGGAGATATCGGAAGTAGTAGATTATGCAAATGAAGGAAATAAGTCTTTACAAATTGCACTAAAGAAAGTAAAATTATTGTATAATCTAATTAAAGAAAGTAATTGGTAATGAGAGATCCTAATAGAATTTTTGATATAGAAAAGCCGTTTCCAGACTGGATGGTAAAGTACATCGAAGATCAAACCCAAGATGTAAATTGGCAGTTTGTAAATGTACCAGAAGAAGACGAAGTCGACGGCAACTATAGAACACCAGCATTGTTTACAAACGTAATGTATTGTACACAAAGCAACATACTTGACGATCATAAAGAATTAAGTAAAATGCTACACACAGCATTAGTTGGAGATATTATTCCAAAGTATATTCCAGATGCACAAGTTAATCAAGTTACAAGAACAAGATTAAATGGTACTGTGCAAGGTATGTATTATGGTCCACATAATGATGTTAGAAATGGTTTACCTGGACTATGGACATTTGTATATTATGTAAATGATGCAGATGGAGATACAATATTCTTTTCAGATGAAGGAAAGACAGAATTAAAAAGAACAAAGTATAAGAAAGGCAATGGTGTTTTATTTCCTGCACATTATTGGCACACTATGGACGTGACTTCTGTGCCATTTCGTGTTAGTATAGGAATGACATATAGCATAGAAACAAAATTAAATGAAGAATAAATTACCTTTAAAAGATATACTGGCCGCAATTGATATGGGTGCTAAAAACGTTTGGGACGAACTATCTGACGAAGAACGTAAACAAGTAAGTTTTTATTTGTTGAATAGATATTGCAGTGTAGTAAAAGGTAAACGTGAAAGCCAAGAACTTGCAGTGTTTAAAACAAATGAATACTACAACAAGAATTATTTTACTATTGCTAAACATCAAAAACTATTATGGCAATTATTGTGCATGACATCTAATGCAGAAAAGAAAATACAGTATCATGAATGGATAGGATACAAAAAGAAAAAAGGTGCTACAAACAAAACAGGTAAAGAACTTGAAAAGATTTTTCCAAACATGAAGGAAGATGAAATTAAAATGCTTGTGGATCTGAACAAAAAGAAAGATGTTGAAAAATTTATAGAGGAATATAATGGGAGTCAATAACGGAAGACTGTTTACATTTGGTTGTAGTTTAACAAGATATCATTGGCCTACATGGGCAGATATACTTGGACAAAGTTTTGATGAGTTTTATAACTTTGCAAACAGAGGTGCAGGTAACAGACAAATAATGGAAAGATTTGCAGAGGCTGTTGCACGTATAGACTTCACAGGCAATGATGTAATTATTATTCAATGGACAGACTATCATAGGTTTGATCAACATATATGGGATCCAGAACTTCCAGAGAGTTGGTATCCAGGTGGAAATATTTTTAGTTCCACAGAAGCAGATCCTATGAAAGGATTTGTAATAAACAAAATGTGGAATGAGAAAAGTTATCAGATGCATACGTTTAATTACATTTACGCCGGTGTTGCATTAGCAAGACAAACAAGATGTAGAGTATTAATGACATTTGGACAAGACTTACGCCCTGAACTATTAAGTAAAGAATTTAAAAATTATAGAAAATTTATACAAAACAATTACTGGATTGACAGTGACATATACAACTGGACAGTGCAAAACTGTGATGAACGTTTATCATTTAAAGGTGCAAGGTTAGGAGATTTAAGTGAAGAACCAACAATGGATTATCACCCAACTCCTATTATGTACTACAAATGGTTAGTAGAAAGAATACAAACTACATTGAATATTCAAATTGATAAAAAGTTTGCAATGAAGATGCAAGACGCACTTGTAAATTGTAAGAACTATAACGACATAGGACAAGCAATTAAAGAAGCAGGATATGATTGCAACAAACATTACATAAGAGGAATGTGATGGATAAACCTTATGTGTGCAAGTACTGTGGTGTAGGATACACAAGAGAAAAAACTCTTGCAGTACATATGTGTGAACAGAAACGTAGAGCATTACAAAAAAATGAAAAGCACGTACAACTTGGTTATTATGCTTTCACACGTTTTTATGAACTATGTCAAAATGTAAAGAAGCCAAAGACATATGAAGAATTTTGTAAATCAAGTTACTACAATGCTTTTGTAAAGTTTGGTAGTTTTGTAAACAACGTCCGACCACTATATCCAGAGAAGTACGTAGACTATGTTGTAACATCAGGAGTAAAACTTGATCATTGGTGTAGAGAAGAACTGTATGAAAAATATGCACTTCAACTTATTAAGAAGGAAGGTGTAGAAACAGCAGTTGAACGTTCTATCAAAACTATGATGGACTGGGGTGATGAACAACAAGCACCGTGGGAAGATTATTTTAGATACGCAAGTTTGAATCGTGTAACACAACATTTGAAAGATGGAAAAATTAGTGCTTGGCTTGTATTGAATTGCAAAAGCGGAAAAGAAATGATGAGCAAATTTAATGACGAGCAGTTGCAAATTGTTTATCATGTTATGGATCCACAACATTGGGCGTTACGTTTTAGACGTAGTCCTGTTGATGTCGAACTGGTAAAAGAGATTGCTCAAAAAGCAAATCTATGATTGACTTAAATCAAATTATCAAGTATAATATTAACTATGACAACACTCACTGAAAAACAAGTAAGAGATGAATACAGACAGTTGCGAAAGAACGATCCTACGTTCGCAGAGTGTTGGCCTGATACAGACAGACAGTTTTACGAATGGTGTTCACAGTATTTAGATTACCAACATATTAAGGATAAAGACGATGCCTGATATAGATATTGATTTTGCAGATAGAGAAGTTGTACTTGACAAAGTAAAACACAGAGTTGCAAAACTTGGTACAGGTAAGAAACACAACACTGGTGTTTACGTCACAGAGTGTCCACATAATCCTGTAGACAATTTATCCACAATAGAATATGAAGAAGCAGAAGATAGAGGTTACTTTAAACTTGACTTTTTAAATGTTTCGCTATATAAAGATATAAAAGATGAACAGCATCTTTTGTCACTCATGAAGAAGGAGCCATTATGGGATTTACTCACGCATCAAGAATTCGTAACCAAATTATTTCACGTAGGAGAACACAGTGGTCTACTAAAGACACTCCAACCCAAATCAATAGAACAGTTAGCGGCAGTGTTAGCGATAATCAGACCAGCAAAGAGACATCTGGCAAACAAGAGTTGGGAAGAGATACACAAGGAAGTTTGGCAAAAGCCAAGTGATGGTGGATACTTTTTCAAGAAGGCTCATGCAGTAGCATATGCTCATGCTATAGTTGTGCAGATGAACTTAATCTGCGAACAAGTTACTTAGGCTTTTTGATTAATTGTACTGAGCGTCTTTTAACACGCTTGACTGTTAAGTTCTTTAAGTTTACTGTTGGACCGTGTATTATCTTTACATCTTTACTATTCATGTTCACCATACAGTATTTGAAGTGATCCATTTCATGACGTAGGAAGATATTGATCGGAATCATTCGATTTGACTCCCACCACCATACATCGCCCATCTCTAAAAACTTATCTCTATGCCCATCTTGTAAGTCGCTGAGTACGTACATAGATGTAATGAAATTGTCCTGGTTATTGACAATTCCTACATATTCTTGCCCACCATAAGTTACCACACTTAAAAACGGGAATTTTTCTTCGATATCTTTTCTTAACATAGTCTCTTTATTAAATAAATATGTGTAAGGACGTAAAATAATTATGCAACTTACACCCAGATATTTAGCAACTGACAAAACCAATCTCGTAGCAAATTTGGCTAACGGGTCAACAACGGAGTATAGAAAAGTGTACGAAAAAAATTTAAAAGTATACAGAGGTATAGACAATGTTCTTACTTTTGTAATTAAGAATAACGATCAAAAACCTATTAGTATTTTAAATACTTACACCCCCAAGTTTGTTGCCTATGATGAGAACGAAGTCCAAGTTGTTGCTAAAGATGGGACTATCAAAGAAACAAGCACACCAAGTTTCAAAGGACAATTTACAGTAAACTTAACAGCAAATGACTTATTAAGTTTAGATGATCAGTTCTTAAGTTATGCTGTATATCTTGTTAAAAATAGCGATAACTCAGATGTAATTACATATGCAAATTCACATTTTGAAATGACAGGCACAATAGAATTACATAAAGAAGCATTTCCAGGACCTAAAGATAGTTACAGTGTAACACAATTTACAGAAACAGAAACAGATACATTTGTAAGTGAAATTATTTCTGCGGAGCCTGCGTTAAATGGTAACGAAGCATTACACACTGCGGTATTTTATTCTACAGACTTTGCAGGTGACATTACTGTTCAAGTAAGTTTGGAAAATCAAAATCCTACAAATTGGGTAGACATTGCTACTGAAACTTTAGCAAATCCAACACAACCTACGCCAATTAATTTCAACGGTGTGTTCAATTATCTAAGAGCAAAGTATACCAAAACATCAGGAAGTATTGACAAAGTTCTTGTCCGAAATTAGTTGACTTTTAAGTACGTTGACGCTATAATAATAGTATGAGCATCGTATTAGAAACACTTACACTACACTTGCCTTCGAAACGGAAGACTACTCCAAGTGGTTGGACAAGTTTCAATGCACCTTGTTGTATTCATAATGGTGACAGTGCAGATAAAAGACAACGTGGCGGACTCATTACTAATGCTGATGGCGGTGTAAGTTATCATTGTTTCAATTGCGGATTCAAAGCAAGTTATGTTCCAGGTAGACAGTTATCATACAAAATGCGTAAACTGTTTCAATGGCTTAATACTCCAGATGATGTTATTAATAAACTTGCTCTACAATGTTTACAAATTGCTGAAGTAGGTGACAGTCAAATTAAAATTGACTTGCCTAAGTTTGTAAAAAAAGAATTGCCCAACGGTGCAAGAAAGATTGATGCGTGGGATGATTGGCAAGCACTTGAGCCAACAGGCATTGATAATAATCTTTTGAATGTAAGTATGTACTTGAAGACACGTAACTTATTCTTAGAGGATTATGATTTTTATTGGACTCCTGAACTTGGTTATAGAGATAGAATTATCATTCCGTTCTACTATAAAGGCGAAGTTGTTGGCTATACTGCACGTAAAGTCAAAGATGGGAATCCAAAGTATCTAAGTGATCAACAACCAGGATATGTGTTTAATCTCGATGCTCAAAATTTTAATCGCATATACACAGTAGTTGTAGAAGGTCCTTTTGATGCTATTGCTGTTGAAGGGTGTGCATTGCTTGGAAGTGAAATCAAAGATCAACAAGCGATGCTCCTCAACAGTTTAAATACAACTAAAGTTATTGTTCCAGATCGTGATGAAGCAGGTAGCAAACTAATTGACCAAGCAATTGAACTTGGTTGGAGTGTAAGTATGCCTGAATGGCATGACGATGTCAAAGATGTAAATGACGCAGTAATAAAGTATGGAAAGATATACACATTACATTCTATCATTTCAGCAAGTGAGAGCAATGAACTAAAAATTAAACTACGGAGTAAGAAATGGTTTGGTTAAAAAATTTATGGAAGAAAATTACAAATCCATATAAAGAATGGAAGGAGAGAAGACGTTTACAAAAACGTATCGCTGAACTCAAAAAGAGGGATCCTTTTATATACAAATAATGCTTATGACAGAGATTACACGAGGCCTATACAACGCTGTTAAAAATAAATTAGACGAGAGTCTAATACTTGCCGTAATATTTTTCTTCGGACACGTTATTATCGCAATGGCAGTTGTGAGTATGATAACAGGCGCAAGTTTATGGGAGGCAGGTGCAGTAGCACTTGTTGAACCTGCAATTAATTCAGTGTGGTTTTATATTCTGCACAAAGTATGGAAATGGTACCGTGGAGGTAAGAAATGATTACATGGGGTATGGTAGGAAACAGTCATGACGCAAGTCTTGCCGTATTTAAAAATGGTAACCTTGTATGGGCGGCCTTATCAAAAGACTTTTCAGGCGTAGCAAATGATCCAGACTTTAACTGGTCAATTATTAGTGCCGCAAAAGATATGTGTGGTGAGCCTGACAAAGTAGTATGGTACGAAAAGCCTTTTTTAAAATCACTAAGACAACTACGTGCAGGACAAGGTTGGTTGTTTAGAGAAAACAATATTAAAAATTATTTAAAGAGATGGGATATTACTTGTCCAATTGAATATGTACAACATCATCACAGTCATGCCGCTTATGGTTATTACACAAGTGGATTACGCAATGCAAGTATTATATGTCTTGACAGCATAGGGGAGTTTGAAACTTTGACTATGTGGAAGGGCGAACATGACATACTGACAAAAGTAAAGAGTCAAGCATATCCAAACAGTTTAGGACTATGGTATAGTGCAATGACACAACGTCTTGGACACATACCTAACAAAGAAGAATTTATAGTATCGCAAATGGCTAAAGGTGGTTTCAAATACAAATACAGAGATATGATCATGGACGACTTCTTTGAAGTTTCTTTTGATCCATTATGTCATATTAAGTTTAAAGAAAATTGCCATAGGGGTTTAAATTGGTGGAGACCTGAAATTAAAGAAGATGATAATCAAGATTTGGCGGCTTCAGTTCAGTTTGTATTTGAGGAACTTATTTTACAATTAACTACAAGTATGGCAAACAATATGCCAAGTAAGAATTTGATTGTTACTGGTGGTTGTGCTTTGAACAAAGATGCAATGGATAATATCAAACCAAATTGGGATCAACTTTGGATACCACCAAATCCTGGCGATCCTGGTTCATGCATAGGGGCAGTACTTGCTTCGGAAAACAAACATATTGACTTTGATAGTAAAATGTGGTATAATAAGATATGATAAACAAAACTCTAAATAAAGAATATCCAAAACTATTAAAGACAGTACACAGTGCAGTCAGTGAAGAAGATAAGAAGAAAGCAGTTTATAATTTTATAGATCTATTAGATAAGTTAGTAAAGGAAATATATAGTGGCAAAACAAAATAAAGAATATGGATATGATGTCCAGAAAGTATATCTGGAAATGATGTTAAGCGATGCACAAAGTTTTGTGCGTTGTCAAACTATCTTTGATCCATCTTTATTTGATCGTAAACTACAAGAAGCGGCAGACTTTATAAACACATATGTAACAGAACACAATGCATTGCCTACAGAAGAAATGGTTAATGCAACTTGCAATACAAATTTAAAAACTCCAGAAGGATTGCGTGAAGAACACTATGATTGGTTACTTGCAGAGTTTGAAACATTTACAAGACACAAAGGACTTGAACGTGCAATTCTTGAAAGTGCAAACTTACTTGAAGAAGGCAACTATGGTCCAGTAGAAGACAAAATTAAAAATGCAGTACAAGTAGGTTTACAAAAAGACTTAGGTATTGATTACTTTGCAGATCCTAAAGGTAGACTTATGGGTTTGAAAGATAACAATGGACAAGTAAGCACAGGTTGGAGAACACTTGATAAGAAACTGTTTGGTGGATTCAATAGAGGTGAACTAAACATTTTTGCAGGTGGTAGTGGTGCAGGTAAGAGTTTGTTCTTGGCAAACTTAGGTGTGAACTGGGCACTTGAAGGAATGAACGTATTGTATCTAACATTTGAATTGAGTGAAGCACTTGTCGCAATGCGTGTAGATAGTATGTTTACTGATATTCCAACAAAAGAAATATTCAAAGATCTTGATGGCGTAGAAATGAAAGTCAAGATGATTGGAAAGAAAGCAGGTGCATTCCAAGTCAAGTATATGCCAAGTGGTAAGAATGCAAATGACATAAGAAGTTATATTAAAGAATATGAAATTAAAACAGGTAAGAAGATTGATGTATTGTTGATTGATTACTTGGACTTGATGATGCCAATGAGTAGAAAAGTATCTCCAAGTGATTTGTTTATTAAAGATAAATTTGTATCTGAAGAACTACGTAACTTGGCAATGGAAACACAAACAGTATTTGTTACTGCGGCACAGTTGAACAGAGGTGCAGTAGAAGAAATAGAATTTGATCATTCGCATATTAGTGGTGGACTATCTAAGATACAAACAGCAGATAATGTTATAGGTATCTTTACAAGTAGAGCAATGCGTGAACGTGGTAGATATCAAATACAACTTATGAAAACAAGAAGTTCAAGTGGTGTTGGTAGCAAGATTGATCTTGAATTTGATATTGATAGTTTGCGTATTAGAGATCTTGCAGAAGATGAAGAATATCAAGAATTTACAAAACGTTCAAGCACAGTGTTTGATCAAATAAAACGTACTTCAACTCCAGGTGAAGAACAACCACAACAACCAGTAGATCCAAGTGAAGGAAAAACTGTTGGTAAGATCAAAGCAGAAACAGACAGTACAAAGTTAAGAGAGTTTTTAGGTAACTTAGGCAATGACTGACATTAAAGTTATTGATGATGTATTCCCCAATTGGCTACTAACTACAATTCAAAATGGTATTAGTAATTTAAAGCAATGGGAATATGGCAGAGTAAAAAGTGCATATGAAGATGAGTATGAAAACTACTACAACTGCGTATTATGGCACAAGAATTATCCTGAAGCAGAAGATCCACTAAAAGGTTTAAGCAATGTAATGGCAAGTTGTTTTGCACTTGAACTATTGCCAGGTGGACCTAAGAGTTTAGAAGTATTAAGATTGAACGGCACGACACCAGCAAGTAAACAATATCCACATCGTGATTGCGATATGATCGCAGATGACACAGAACGATTAGTGAGTATTGTATGGTGGCCCTTTGGCAGTAGCGGAGATCTTCGCTTCTGGGAATCACAGGTTGACATAGTCAATCCTTCACGTACAGTGGAGTACAAACCCAATCGTGCTGTGATATTTCCAAGCAGTATACCACACGCCGGACTTGCTCCAGACGATTGGCCTATGCGTGTAAGTGTCAACAGTGTGTGGCATTTAGGTTAACCAAAATTAACAATCATTAATTTTTTCCTCACTAAATAATTTCATAAGGCATTTAGGAGGCAATATGGCTAACGATTTAGAAAACATACAGAGTCTGATATCTCGATTTAAAAGAACAGTACCACAAGGCGAAGAATATAAAGACAGGCTTGTAGAGGAATTTGAACTTATCCTTAATCAAAGGTTCACACAATACTTTCACAAAATCTGTGACATCATCGATATAACACAAGATCTACAACACATGACAAGAGGTTCTGCGGGTAGCAGTTTAATTTGTTATCTGTTAGGTATCACAGATGTAGATCCAATCAAATGGAATATACCAGTGGCACGTTTTATGAATCCATTACGTGACGACTTACCTGATGTAGACATTGACTTTGAACATCATCAACAGGGCGAAGTAATGCAACGTATATTCAAGAAGTGGCCAGGTAAGACTGCACGTCTATCAAACTATGTAATGTATAGAGAAAAGAGTGCAAAGAAAGAAGCGGCCAAACGTTTGGGTGCAACAGGTAACTTGCCACGAAACTTCAAGTATGAAGATTATGATATAGATGTACAAGAGGCGAAAAGAATTGAAAAGAAACTGCTCGGAAAGAAACGTGCAATATCAAAACACTGTGGTGGTATTATTATGTTTGATAGACAGTTACCAAAAAGTCTAATATCACAAGACAACCAAATACTTTTGGACAAGTATGAAATTGAAGACCTTGAACATTTGAAAGTTGATATACTTGCCAACAGAGGTTTATCACAACTGTTGGAAATAGATGGTGTAACCAAATTAGAATACTATCCACAAGAAGATGAAAAGACAAGTGCATTGTTATCACGTGGTGATGTGCTTGGAGTAACACAGGGCGAGTCACCTGCGATGCGTAGACTGTTTAGGGCTATACAACCTAAGAGTGTTCACGACTGTGTTTTTGCAACTGCACTGATACGTCCGGTAGCATTGAGTGGAAGACAAAAGGCCGCAATGTTTCATGACTGGTCAAAAGAAGCAGTACAGGATAGTGTGGTGTTTGAAGATGATGCTATTGAAATAATTGCAAGTCTAATTGATATTGATATGTACGAAGCAGATATGTATCGCAGAGCATTTGCAAAAAAGAATGATGAAAAGATAATGGAGTTTATGGAACGTCTTGGTAACCACCCCAAGAAGAAAGAAGCAATGGCGGCACTGCAACAACTTGGTGGCTTTGGATTATGCAGAGCCCATGCAGTAAACCTTGGTAGGCTTATATGGGCATTGGCATATCAAAAAGCACATAACCCCAAAGAGTTTTGGGCGGCCTGTATCAAGCACTGCGAAGGTTCATATAGACGTTGGGTATATCAAAGTGAAGCACATAGACATGGCATACCAACACAGAACGGTTGGTGGAAGAATGGATTCATTCCTGCACTTGGTGTAAGAAGCCAATGGTTGGATAGGGTAGAGTTCAGTGGACTTGTTGCCAATGGTAGAGTATACAAAGGTAACAAAGGAAGATACGTTACATTTGTAACACTTGGCACTGACTATGGAGAATACATTGACGTTGTTATACACAAACCATTTGCATACAGAGATGGTGATGTTATTCACGGAACTGGTAGAGTAAGACACTCAAATAATTCAGATTATATTGATTGCAACGATGCCAAACTCTATACTATGTCACAGTGGCGATAATTGAAAAAACAAGTTTTATAATTGTTCGTGGCTAAAATACCCCCATTGCGACAGGCGTCTTAAATGCACGAAAATCACCCCTAAATGGCTCTTATTTGCCTACTTAATGCAAATATGGTATATTGTATAGCAACCGGGTATTCTACACGGGCAACAGCGTTTTAACCACGTTTAAAGCACCTATTATATGCGTAGTTTAAATAACAATATGCAGAACTTTATAAGAACATGGGACAACGCACTATCACCAGAATACTGCCAAGAAGTAATTGATTACTATCATCAGCAAGAAGGCACACGTATACTCACAAGACAAACAGCATCAGAGTCTGCACCAAAAATGAACAAGGACGGTGCTATGCTGTATGACGAAGGAGAATCGGGTACGTTTGCACTGAGCATGAACAAACTACTGCAACCATACTACAATGCAATGCAGAACTGTGTAAATGATTACATATCAGAATTTGGTATATTTGAAAATGTAAACCCAATACAGATATCACACTCAATCAAAATACAACACACCAAACCATCAGAAGGTTATCATATATGGCACTGTGAACACGCCAGCAGAGACACAGGACAACGTGCTATACTTGCTATGGCATATTTGAACACAGTTGAAGAGGGTGGGGAAACAGAATTTCTATATCAAAGCCTACGCATACCTGCAAGACAAGGAACTATAATGTTCTGTCCCGCAGGCTACACGCATACCCATAGAGGCAATCCACCTTTAAGTGGTGACAAATACTGCATCACCACTTGGTTAGAATTTACCCACTAAAAGGTTTTGTTTGGATGTTCTACTGATTGATGTCCAGCAATAGAACCAGCATTCTCGCCATGCTTGATTACGTATCCACTCGTACCATTTGCATTAGCGTCTACCACAGGTCTTGTACTCTGTAGGATACGCTCCTTACGTGCTTTCACACGTTGCTCACGGTATGTTTTGTGTAAGTGATCGAATCTGTTCATAACACTCTCCTTTTTAAAGTTGAGTGCGTTCCTTCGCATAATGCTACTTCCGTCCCGAACAGGGATGAACGTATAAGTATTTAGCATAGCAGGCCTGTGAAAAACACATAGATCGGAAACAAATAAATATGTGTATGCATAAGTTTGTAATCAAGCACAACAACGAACTACACACATACTCACGGTTTGAAGACATACCCATGGAGTTTGATCACATAATTGAATTTGCTCCAAGCGTACCAGAACCGCCACACACACAGGCACAGCATGACGAAATGGCCAAGTGGCCCGAGTTGCTTGAAGAACTTATTCAAAGGGAGAAAAAATGAAAACTGTTTATGTAACTGAAGAACACATCTCATGCACAGGTGAGAACGATGATCATCCTAAGGTATACTACACACTGAAAAATGGTGAAGCCATCTGTGGCTACTGCAACATCAAGTACGTGTTGGAGAAAGCATAATGCCAGCGGTAACACGAATCGGCGATGCTGATGTATCACACTGTTCGGGCATGACCCGTGCTGTGGGTTCACCCAATGTGTTTGCCAACAACATACCTGTGAGTAGACAGAGTGATGTAAACACTTCACACCTACTGCCAGGCATACCCTGTCCCAGCCATGAGGCTCCTATTGCTGTGGGTTCAACCACGGTGTTTACAAATATGCTTGGAACTGGACGTATAGGAGATGCCATCAGCGGTTGTACTTCTGTTGCTGAAGGTTCACCCAACGTATTCGCGGGTGGTTAACTTATTTGGCTCCAAGGTGTTGGAGTTCCGTCTGCGCCCCTAACAAGTTCATCAGTTTCAACCACAATACCACACATGATGCCTTTGCCTGCACCTTTGATATAGCGTGTTGGTCTCACTGCCTTGCCCTTGTAGGTTCTTGGAATGTGTATGCTTTTTGGTCCACGTTGTTTGATACCAGCCATAGTCTAATCCTTTAGTTCACTGCTTTCAGGCATACAGTCCATTTGAATTCTATAGTATTCATTGTTGATGTTCCATGACCAGTGATATGGATCAATTATTTCTTCACACTGTTCCAGTGTCATTGGTGAATTGAAAGCATACTGATTGCCTATGTACTCCCAATTACCCATTGCGGTTTTACCCCACATACTCAATACAAGCACATATAGTTCCATGATTATCTCCCCTGTCCTCGATAAAATTTATGACTGCGTTTTTTGTGTTTGTTCATAGAGCTCATCTTGCATGAACGTTTGCGTCCTGCCTGTGAACTTTTCTTTGGTGTTGAAACATGAATGCTTACTGATGAATGTAATCTCATATTAACGTCCTAACTTCTTTTTTCTACCCAACGGTAGTGATTGCTCAATAGTGTGTACAACGCCTTTTTTGGCACGCCACTCTACTCTAACACTTGAGGCTTTGGTGTTGCCTTGGAAAGACTTAACCGCCCGTTTATAGGACAGTGCTTCAACGGTTTTGTTTTCGTTTCCATCCCAGAAAACGAATTCTCTCATCTTACTCATAAGTATCCTCCCTATGATCTATTTAGTTGATCACGAGTAAAATACTCTGTTTATTAACACACTGTTGTTTGAGCCGACTGGTGAACTCTGTGTTTTAAATGGTTCTTTGCTTACTTGATTCAGCCAACAACCCCTTGTGTTATAGTTGTATTTAAATGGTTAAGGTCATACGGCCTGTTAAACGGTCGTCTTTGAGTAGATCTTGCCTAAACTGTTCAAGCGATTCAGGTCCCACACACTCTGTGCGTATCTGTATTCTATCATCGTTGAGTTGTGTGTACAGTTCTACCCGTATGGTGTGTGCTGAATTTTCACACGATACTATGTCCTGATACGTAGGCTGTTGTACTTCAAGCCAGCCACACTGTCCAAGACTGCATATTGAAATGAATAGTGTCCACATATATCCCCCTGTGTATGTGTTGCCTATATGTGTACTTATCGCCGCGAAGCGGGTAGCACACCAGCAAAAGCCGCAACTGCGGTACGCACAATTTACGTAAGCGAAGCGGAAGCGGTTTTTTTAGAACGTGCGAAGCACTGCGGTAGCAAAGATCGGTAAGCGGGATCTCTTGGCCTCTCTACTGTGTGCAAGGGTGTTTAACTGTGTTGCAAGACTACGTCAGCAACCGTGCCGTGTAGAGATCTGAACCTGACAAGAACATAAGTCCCAGCAATGCTTGTTGTTGGGTTTCAAACTCTATAGTGCAGTGATCTGATTGTGTAGTGTGTATGCCGTGTTGAAGGAGCAGTGTGGTACAAGCACTGTGCGTATGAGCATCTTCCACAATGAAGTTTGATTGCTGTCCGAGTTTGCGTGTGAACTGTAGTTGTACTGTGGTGCTCATATTATTACTTATTGCACACTCGAATGATAAGTAAAATCAAATGGCTAAACGTAGCAAATACAGCGGATATGTACTTAACAATCCATTGACCCAATACTTGCTTAAACAACGTACCATACTACCCGAAAAGAGTACTACACAGAAAAAAAGTAAACGCAAAAAAAATTTACGAAGTACTTGACAACTTTTGGGAGAAGTTTTTAATACGTTTTTTAAGTGATACTATTCGTGCTTGTGTAGAGTCATTATATGCTTCCACCAAAAACTCCCAGTATAGCGAATCAAGACGCTCACGTATATGCGTTCTACGTTCCTGACTGTATGTGTAGGGATCTAACTTGCTCATACTGTATTTAAACTGTGAAAAGGGTCCTGCACTGTGATTTGACGCCGTGCGGAAAAATATAAAGAAGTACTTAGGTCTTTGAGGTGGTGATTTGGAGGCCTGCTCACTCAAAATGTCAATTTGAGATTTTTGTTATATGCCCCTCGACCATCGAAAAGATTTTTTTATTTCTCATGCCCCTCGACCTTTCGTTCAAAAAAAAACGGAGCAAGTCTCCCTGCTCCGTTCCGATCCTAACTGGATCTACTCGAGTTCTGTTAGTCTGCTCTGCTACCCATGTAAGCCTTGTACCCATACTTACGGAGTACGTCAGCATAGGCTTGAGCACCCACTTCTTTACAGTCCATGCTCTGTCCGTTATGCTTTGCAGGATCCCACATAGTCATAGTCTTTGCTCTGTATGACTTCTTAAAGCCTATGCTCTCAAGTGCCTTTGCTTCAGCACTGTTGGTTCTTGTTACACTTACATCAACCCAAGCAAAGCCACAGTACATTGGCTCTCCGTATTCGTTGCCACCTGTCTTGCTATTCCAATCATCTAAGAAATTGGATACAGCGTTCTTTGCTGATTGTGTTGCTTCGTAGTGTATGTCTGTGATGTTTTGCATATTGCCCTCGTTGTTTGTGTTTAACATAGTATT